CTGAACGCCAAATGCGTGCCGCCGGTGACGGTCGTGGAGATCGTGTTGGCGCCGGCGTTGAGCGCGATAGAGGAGAACGTGACCGACGTCGTCGTGGGCTCGTTGGAGACCGCCGTCACCACGGTGCTGGGGCCGCCGATCGTCGAGCTGTAATCGACGCCGGGCACGCCGCTATCCATGATGGCCAGGACCAGCTGCGCCATGGGGTCCAGCACGCTGGCCTGCGACGTGGGGTTCACCAGGAACGGGTGGGCCGCGGTGCCGTTGTCCGCGGCCGAGAAGCCGGTCCCGAAGCCGTAGTAGACCCCGCCGATCTGGAACACGTCCGTGCCAGGCACGACAGCGCCCGTGAGGGTCAGGGTGCCCTTGGCCGGCGTCGTTCCGGCGTAGAACTGCAGCAGGAGGCCGTCCGACAGGAACAGGCGCTCGAAGCCCGCGCCCTTCTGCCAGGCGAACTCGGGGTGCCCCGTGCCGTTGACCACCCCCACGATGTGGGTGACGGTCATGTCCTGGTGGATGCGGTAGAGGTTGCTCCCGCAGACGACGAACAGGCTGTCGTCGAACAGGCCGCCAAAGAAGAACTGGCCGCGCATGGGCCCCAGGCCGGCGAACGTACCGGCGTTGATGGCGGGCGCCCTGACCAGCGCCGACGTGCCCGGCCGCGACAGCAACATGGAGTGCTCGCGCAGGTTCGTGGGCGACACCTCCACCCAGCGGTTCTGGAGAACCACCTCGGGGACACCCGCTGAAATGCGCTCATAGGCGCCCTGGCCGAGAGGGACGGAGGTCATGGCTCACCACCAGTACCGGCCGGAGAGGAAGCTCTCGTAGGACGTCGGGATTTCGCCGGCGCCGTAGGTGGTGGTCCCCGCCTGCTTGTAGCGGGCTGCGAACGCAGACTGCGCGTCCTTGAGCATGGCCAGGCTCTCGGCGCTCATCGTCTTGTCGTTGCCGGGCGCCAGCCGGCGAGCCAGGGCCAGCTGGAAATACTCGTCCATGTCCTCGTCAAACGGCAGCTCGTCGCTGAGCTGCACGTTCGCAATCGGCCGCCAATCGCCCAGGTCGGCGCGGTAGATCCAGCGTTGGCCCCCCGTCATCGGCATGAGGATCTGCTGCGTCTTCGCGCCGTTGATGGTCCGGCTGTTGCCATCCAGCGTCAGGGTCACGCCTGGCGCGGCCAGGGCCCCCATGATCAGCCCCATGCGCGAGCCGTCGTCAGGCTGCTCGGGGAAGAACACAGTGGTGTTCTGCGAGCCGCCGAACAGCAGGCGGCTGTTCTTGGGCGGGTAGGGCCAGAACAGCGAACCTGAGCCGCCGGAGAGCGGCAGGCCCATGAAAGCGCCGTCCTGGTTGATCGGATACGGGTTCTGCGGGTAGTTGGCCGCCACGGGCGCGGTACGCTGCTGGAAGGGCACTTCCCAGTCCTGCAGGAGCTCGCCCATCTTCGAGCCGAAGATGACGCGCAGGAAGCCATTCAGCCGGAGCAGGCCCTCGTTGAGCTGCGGCGTAGGGATCGGCGTGCCGATCGGATACAGGTTCAGCTCGCGATAGGCTCCGGTGATGACGTCCTGCGCCGTGGACATGGCTTACACGCCTTCGTCCAGGCGCTCGGCCTCGATCGCCTCTTGGAGCATCCGCCACAGCTCCGACCGGGACGTCTGCGGCGTAAATTCGATGTCGCGCCTGGTGAGCTCAGCGTGAAGCTCCCGACGTGTCATCGGGATCTCCGTGGCCGCAGGCGGCTCGCGGTTCAGGTTGACGCCGTGCAGCTCCCAATGGACGAGCCAGCCTTCAGGCACGTCCTCCAGGCGGTGGAACACGCGGCCGTGGTCAGCCGGGCATTCGGGGTCAGTCTCCGGCGGATAGAACCACGACGGCCACTGGGTGTTGTCTGACGGCTGCGGAATGTCGTTGCGCATCTCAGGCCTCCAAAAGAGTAGCGCCCGACCATAGCAATGGCCGGGCGCTGTGTCACTACGCTACTTCAGGGGGTTTAGAAGCCGCAGACGCGCGTCCCCATGAAGCCGTCCACGTTGCTGGCGCCATAGATGGTGTCCCAGCGGTGGATGTGGTTGCCGGTGTTGATGTCGGAGCCACGCCAGTACCGGATGGAGATGCCGGTCTCCGGGTCGGTGGCGAAGGACGCCACGCCGGTGAACGGCGTCTGCAGCCGGGCCGAGACCATCTGAATGGCCGACTTCACGAAGGCCGAGCGGACGCGGACGTTGGACGAAGCAGCGCCGAGGAACGTCACGGCGGCGGCGTTGGCCGGCGCGGCGTTGACGGTGGAGAACGCCGTGTTGACCAGGGCGCTCGTGCCGTCGTTGGTGCCCTGGACGATAATCGGCGGCGAGATCGTCAGCGCTGCGGCGCCCGTGCCATCCGCGACCGCCGGACTCACGACGGTGAACTGCTGCAGGTACGGGAGCGCCGCGCCCGCGCCGCCGTTCGCGCGCCAGTCCCAGGCGAACACGCCTGCGATGGTGAACACCTCGCCGGCCGGGACCGTAGCCGCGGCGCCGATGCCCGCGACGTTGAGCACCTGCGTCATGGTGCTCTTGACGTTGCGGTAGTTCACGTTCTGGTTGGCGCCGTTGATGGTGCCGTTGCCGCGGGTGCCGGTGGTGTAGGACGGCGTTTGCTGGGTCTCGTACCAGTCCACGCTGTCCACGATCGGCACGCGGCCGCGCTCCAGCGCCGAGCGGTTATCGTCCGGCGTGAAGTTCGTCAGCATGGCGCCCGTGATCAGCTCGTTATCGACCGGGGCGATGACACCGGCGACGTCGATCATCGGCACGCCGTTCTCAGTCAGCCGGGTATGGGCGGACTTGAGCATCTGCACCGTGGACACCGGCTTGACCGGGTTGGGGCTGTTCAGGCCGGCGGAGAAGCCCGACGTGGCCACGCCGTTGAAGCCGAGCGTCTGGCCCGCCAAGAAGCTGTCGATCTGCGACGCGATGGTCTGCGCGGCCGAGCGCATCGAGCTGTTGCGCATCAGGGCGTTGAAGCTCTGCACGCTCTCCAGGTCGCCGACCTGCAGGTGGACGTTGGTGTATTGGTTCACGGCGATGTTCACCGAGCCAGTCACGATGTCCTGGGCCTGCAGCGCAGCGCCTTGGCCGGCCACGAAGCGGGGCGGACGCTTCACGTTGATGATCAGACCGTTTTCGTCCGTCACCTGATCCTTGAACTTGCCATCGACCAGGCGGCCCATGACCATTTGGTTCTTCGCCAGCAGGAGCATCGCGTTCGCGTACTCGGTGGCGTTAAGAAAGACGTTGGACATGGTGTCCTCCATCGGCCCACAGGCGCAGCCTGGCGGGGCCTATTTGAACTGGCCGCCTCTCCACGCTGCCTCGACGGACGCGAAGTCCTCAGAATCAGCGCCGGTCTTGCTCGAACCGGAGTTTCCGCGCGGAGTTTTGGGCGGCGGGGGTGCTTGCGGAGCTTTGGGCGGCTTGCCCTGCGAGGACTTCGCGGCCTCGAATTTCGCTTCCTGGCGGCCAAGGAACTTGGCCTGGTCCACCGGCGAAAGCTTGGCCACGCGGGCCGCCTCGTCAGGGTCTTTGGCGAGCTCGTAGGCGATCTGCGCCCCGAACTCGGAGTCGAGAAGCAGTTCGCCCAGGTGCTGGGAGAGCTCCCACTTGCCGTCTTTGGCGCCCTGCATCACGACTTCGTCGAAGTCGTCGTGCAGTTTGACGCCGGCTTTCACGAGCGCGTCTTGCTTCGTGCCCAGTTCTTGACGCCTCGCGTCAGCGGCCTGGGTCTGCCGTGCCTTATCGTCTTCGGCCCGCTGGGCCTTGAGCGCCTGCGCCGTCTCGTAGCGAGCCAGCGCCGCGATATACTTCGGGTCCAACTCGCCGTAGTCGAACTGCGACGGGTCAGGGGAAGCAGGATCACTCGTAGCAGTGTCATCCTGCGTCGTCAATGGCGTCTTGCCACTCTTCAGGGCCGCAAGTTCCGCCTCGGCGCGCTCGGCGCGCGTGCGCTGGCTGTCAGCCTCGCGCTCCGCGGAGCGTCGCGCCGCGGTCAGGTCCCCGATGCGCTCGGCGGCCGACTTCTTGCCGGCGCCCTTGCCCTTGCCGTCGTCGGCGGGCTGCTGCTCCCCTTCTTCGCCTTCCTGAGCGCCGCCCTCGCCGCTGCCTTCCTGGCCGCCATCCCCGGCCGCGCCGCCTTCGCCACCTTCATCGTCCTGCTCCTCTTGGCTTTCCGCGGCGCCCTCAGCAGCTGCCGGGGCCTCTTTCCGCGGCGCATTGGCGGCCGCGGCGGCCTTCTCCTGCTCAGTCGGGCCGCCATCGGACAGCACGCCGTCTTTGAAGGACTCGGAAATGAGGCCAGAGGCCTGCTCGGCGAGGGGGGTTTTCGACATACTAGGCTCCTGCTGACGCGGCCTTGGCGGCCTCAATGCTCGTGCGCTGCGACCGATCGGCGATCTGGGACGCGGTGTTGGCCGTCTGGGCGTCGGCGTGCGACGGGGCCAGGCTGGCCTGCACAAGGAAGTTGCGGGCCCGGGCCATGTTCATGGCGGCCTCGGCCTGCGCTTTCTGGATTTGGGACTGGGCGCCGGCGGCTTGCACCTGGGCGGCCTCTTGGCCCTGTTGCTGCTTCGCCTGGGCGATTGCCGCGTGCTGCGGCGTGACCTGGCTGGGGTCGAGCATGGACGGGTCCATGGACAGGCGGATGCGCTCGGCGATCTTCTCCGCCATCGGCCAGTCCTGAGCCTCCACCAGGAGGTCCGCGAAGATGTTGACCAGCTGCGGCATGACGTTGAGCGTCGAGAGCATCGACGCCGCCGCCTCCATGCGCTTGGTGGCGTAGCTCGGGCCCGTCACCACGCTGACGGCGTAGCGGCCGGAGGTGATGTCCACCGAGTGCGGGTTGCCGGTGTCGTTGATCGCGACCGTGTCCTGAGAGCCATCGGGGCCCAGGATCTTCAGGATGCGCGGCGTGTCGAAGACGAACGGGATCAGCTCGTTGAAGGTGCGCCCGCACTCCTCAATCGCCTGGTTCAGGTTGTCGTGGTAGATGATCGTCCCGGTATCGGAGACGCGCTGACGCGCCATGATGGCGGCGCCCGACACCTCGTTGGAGGGCATCCCGAGGTTGGCCTCGTGGATGTTCGAGATGTCCTTCAGATCCTGGCTGGTGATTTCAGCCTCACCAAGCAGCGCCTGCTGAATTTGCGCGGGCTCGACGCGCTGCGGCGGCGCGCCGGACTCCCCGTTCCAGACCAGCAACGGGTCATCAGTCAGGTGGGAGTTGCGGAACGCCGCCTCTCGGCCGGCGACGGCCTCTTGTGTGGCCAGCCAAGTGGCTTTCGGCGTCGCCATCAGGCGTTCGGCGACCACAGACCGCCAGTAGTTGTGCAGGCGCTGCGGGTCCTTCAGGAACCGGACCAGGCCCCAACGGTGGCCCCAGTCGCCCACGCGCACCTCCCAGCCGGGCACGCGGAAGTACGGCAGACGGCTAATCGGGAGCTCATAGGGGCCCTCAAGGATGTCCGTCGCTGAGCAGATGTAGCACTGCGCAAAGGGCATCTCGACTTCGCGGATGACGGGCGTCCCATCGTCTCGCTGGACGATCTGCGACAGGGTGTCGGGGTCCTCCGCCCGGTCGGTGATGTCCTCGGTGTTCCCGTTCTGCATCAGGGCCAGCACCCGCGGCCGCGTGCGCATGTGCCAGTAGGCCACAATCCGCACGTCATCGACCGTCACCCAGCCGTTCATGGTGTTGTCGGTCAGGTAACTGTAGGTCGTGGACCACTCGGCGGGCACCGCCCACGGGTAGTCCTTCTTGAACGCCTTCTTGGGCACCGCAAACGTCTCGAAGAGGCGTTTGGCGTCGCGGCCGGTCGGGTCACGGCTCATGCGGTCCCAGACCACGCTCAGCGGGTCGGGGATCGGGTCAATGCAGATGTCCTGCTCCCACACGTCGGGCGCGCGGTAGTCGAGCCGGAGCTTGAAATTGCCGATCCCGCAGATGACGGTGTTCTGCAGCGTGTTGTCGTAGGCGATATCCGCCCGGCAAATCTTCTGCTGGTTGCGGACCAGGCCCTCGCGCACGCGCGCAATCGCCGCATCCGAGTTCTCGTCGGCGACGATCTTGATTTCGGTCTCGTTCATGCGCCGCTGACCGACGATCTGGGCGATGAAGGCCGGCAGGCGGTTGAAGGTCAGGGTGGGCTTGCGCGCGGCGTCGCGGCGCAGCCGCACATCGTCGGTCCACTGGTCGCCGCAGGCGAAGCGCAGATCCTCAATCGCGGCGTCACGGTTCAGCTTGTCGGCGCCCACGTCCTCATCAAAGTGGATGCGCATCTCGCGGAGAAATTCCGCCTCGCTCTCGTAGCCCTCGGGAAGCTCGAACTTCGGCTTCCGCTTTTTGGGGTCATCGGGGCCGTGCATTTCAACCCATCCAAGAGCCGCCGCCACCCGCGAAGTCGGAGACCGGCAGTGGCGTGGTAACACTCTGCGCCCGATCTATCAAGCCGAACTGCGACGATGGAGTGTCCTGCTGCGTCTGTTCGATGAAATCGGTTGAGGCGAATGTCAACACGATACCGTCAGCCGTGTCCGGCGAGCGCACGCCGCGGGCCTTCATGTCGTCCTTGCTCTCCAACACCGTGTCGTTGGTGAGGCTTGGCTTGCGGCGGGTGGCTGTCAGGTCGCTCTGGATTACGTGGTCATCGGGAATGTCCACGCCCTCGGGGAGCTGCAGCCACTCCAGGCAGCGGCCATACATCTCGGCGCGGCGGTTCTTGGGGCCCGGCATCTTCGGCCGGGCCAGCTTGGCCTGGGACGTACCGCCGAAGTTCACCACGACAATGAGCGTCTGGTACTCGCGGCGCTTCGCCTTGAGCGCCGAAATGAGCCAGACGCCGCCGCCGCCCGCGTCGATGAACACCTTGTCGGGCTTCGTCTCCTGAATGACCGAGTCCACCCACTCTATGGCCTCGTCGGGCGGGATCTTGGTCCGGTGCTTCACCCACGGGACTTTCAGGCCCTGGCGAAGGGCGATCACGAAGCGGTCGCCGCCGCCCGAGGTGGGGTCGATACCGAGGATTTTGGGGCCATAGCCCTGCCGCTCGCGCTTGCGCGCGCGGAGCACGAGGTTCGCGTCAATGAACGGCTCATGGTCGCCCTTGGCCGTCCATGCCTCCATGGGGTCGGCCGGATACTCCCGCTTGAAGGTGGCCGCCGATCGCAGCTCGAAGATCTTGGCGCGCCGCCAGGCCATCTGGCCCATGTTCAGCTGGTAGAGGTCGCGGTACTCCTCCTCGGAAACCTCGCCCTCCTCCGCCTCGCGCATGAGCTCGAAGCCGAGCGGTGGCTCGCGGGTGTATTCGGGGGAGATGAACCACGGCAGGAAGATGGGGATATAGTCGCCCCTCCCCGCCTCGGCGTCCTGCCAGCGCTCGTAGAACTCGCCGGAGGGCCCGTTGGACGTGCTTTCGAGGACCACCTCCGTCCCGGGCTCCATCGGCACGGCCTGGACGGACGCGGCAAAGTGCGCCGGCGCATTTTTCCAGAACGCCGCCTCGGAGCCGTGGAAAAGCGAGATCGTCCGGCCGCGGCCGCCCTCCTGGGCGCCGGCCGTCGCCACCTGGTAGGAGCTCTCCAGGCGGTCGAACACCAACTCCTTGACGTTCGACGTCCCGACGTGGGGCGCGAACGGGTTGTTGCGCTGATAGCGATCGACGATGCTGAACAGGGCGTCCGACGAGGACTGCTCGTGCGACAAAATGTAGGTGTTCACGCCCTTGTTCATGGACGTTTTGTGGTAGTAGCGGCCGGCTATATAGGTCGAAATGCCGCCCTGGCGCTGCTTGAGGATCTGAGCCCGCACCCACCCGAAATTCAGCCGCTGCGCCTCCAGCGCCGCATGCACGATCAGCTGACCCGGGTTGAACTCCAGCGGAACGAACGTGCCCGCCTTGGTCCTGATCTTCAGGCACTCCTTCGCCATGTCAGCGAGGTTGCCGCGCAGGTGCCGCAGCTTATCCAGCGCGATCTGGCTCACAGGAATGCCCCGCGGCTTGGGGGGGTGAGCCGCGGGGCGCCGTGTGGAGACCAAACCAACGGCCCTGGCCGCCTGCTATGCGGCAGCGACACTATGATACTGCGCACTGACACTGCGTCAAGCCCCTTCGTTGACCACCCTGTGGGTGCCTTCGATCGGAACGGCCGCCTCGGCCGCATCCAGGCGCTCAAGCAGGGTCTCGACGCCCTCCGACACGCCAACCTCATGCGGTTTGGCGATAACCTTCGGAAAAACCTTGGTAAAAAATTCGCCGGGGTTCTTGTCAGCCCAGTCCGCCAGGCGGTCCACGCCCCCGATCATGTCGAAAGCGGTCAGCACCATACGCCCCGCGTAGCGGCCAACGTGCTGGTAAAGCTGGCCGTCTGCGTCCGTGTCGGGGAGTCGTAGTGCGCCTGCCATGATGCGCTAGGATATCGTGGCGACACCCTAGAGTGTCAAGCGAAAAGCCCCGCCGGTTAGGGCGGGGCTTCGCAAGGCCGGCTTATGGGTCCGTGTGTGGACCGCTTGCGGCTTACGACAGGGGCGCGGCGGGCTCGGCCGGAGTGGCCGGAGCGGGCTCGGGAGCCGGCTGGGCGGCCGGGTCCACGGCGACGGCCGGCGACGGATCACCCGGGGCGGCGGGCGGGGTCGGCGTTTCCGGCTGAGCGGGCGGTGTGACCGGCTCGCCGGCCGCTTGGACGACGGACTCCAGGCCCTTGGCGATCGCGTTCAGCTGGTTCGCCGCGGTCTCGACGTCGGCCGGGTTGGTGGAGCTGGCGGAGGCCAGCTTGGCGCTCAGATCCTTGATCGCGGTGGAGGCGTCGCCCACGGCGGTGGTGATCGCCGCCACCGCACCCTTCAGGTCGTCAACTTCGGTGCTCATTTTCGTAGTCCTTTCGTCGATTGCAAGAAGCAGCTGGCGGTTGCTCAGCCGATTGGAGAAAAACCACATGCGCAGGCGCTCCCTTACTTGTTGGTCGGGTGCATCTTGTCGGCCCAGTCGCCCATGTGACCTTGGCCGGCGCTCGACGCCTTCGCCTGGTCCTGCTGGTACAGCTGCTGACCGATGTTCGGGCCGTACTTGTCCTGATAGGACTTGAGCTGCGCGTTGCTCGCGGCCGTGGCGTTGTTGGTGTTCGCGGTCTGAAGCGCCTTGGTCGCCTGCCCGAACCCCGGGACGGCGGTCGCCAGCGCCTCGCGCGCGTTGTCGAGGAAATTGGACATGGCTATGCGCCCCGTCCGCGGCCCGCCGGATGCACCCGGTCGGCCCAGTCGCCCATGTGGCCGCGGCCCATGTCGCGCCCAGGGCTCTTGCGCATGGCCTGGCCCACCGGCCGGTCCACGCCGCCATTCAGGCTGCCCGCGGGCCCGTTCATCGGCCGCATCTGGTCGCCCTTGCGATCGGCGGCGTCCTCACGCGGGTTGCCGGCGCTGTCGCGGTCGGACGAACTGCCCTTGCTGGGGTAGGCCGCCGAGCCCTTCGACATGCCCGCGAACGCATTTTGGGCAGCGCCTGGCGCGCCGCTGCTGGACCGGGCCATGTCAGGCCTCCTGCTTCTGAAGTTGCGCGATCTCCGCGCGGATCATCCGCGAGTTGCGCTCGAACCCCGGCCGGCCCTCGCGGGCGGCAAGCTTGGCCTGCAGCTCGGCGATGCGCCCGGTGGCATAGTCGCTGCGAACGGCGCGCGCCTGGTCGGCGTCGGCGCTGTCCACGCCCAGAATCATAGCCTGCTGAGCCGCGGCGACCATCAGAACAGCGCCTTGATCCCGGTGGCCGCGGTGCCGGTGGCCAGCACATAGGCCACGTTCAGCTTCAACGGCACGCCCGCCCCGAGCGTGAAGGGGACCGCGGCGGCGGCCGTGAGGGGAACGCCGCTGGAAGTCTCGGCCGCGGCCGCTGCGGCCTCGGTGATGACGGAGATGGTGCCCGCCACGTCGGCCCAGATGGCCCGCACGTTGCGCAGCCGGTGCGTCG